GTTGAACCGCTGACGTCGACCATCCGCTGATCCTGGTTGTCTGGCTGAATGGCCCAGGAATACAGAACCCATCCGACAGGTCATGCATGCGGAATTCGGATTGCGTCTGCACGCCACCGGATTGCCACCACGCATCGATACAGCGTGAGGCGAACACAACAAGGCACTCGTCTTCTTTTGCGATAGGGAAGGTTAGAGTGCAGCCACCTCCGCGAGGCGCGACAACCGGACAATCAAGCAGTAGCGGTAATGCAACCCACTGAGTTGATCCATCCGGGGCGCGCACTTCAGCCTTGATTGCCGGCTGAACGACGCACGTTATGGCATCAGCATCGAAACTTTCTATAATCCCAGGCAGCGCCGTCCAGACTTGGGCTTGATGCCCATCCAGAACGAGGCGAAGCGCTTCCTGGCTGTCATTAACCCGTTCTAACTGGAGCATGAGGTATCAAATGAAGATTTATGCTTTTGCGCTTGCTGTTTCAATGGCGGTTCCCGCTTTTGGGCAAACCGACGATTACGCCAGCCGCCTCTACCAATCGAAAAGGGCACAGATATTCAGTGGTCACGAAACTCCCTCTCCACAGGTTGCGTTCACGCCTAAGCCGGCGCCAAAACAACCGATAGCGAAGGGAGATAGCCTCGTCAATGGAGCGATCGTCTGCCCATCGCTAGACGAGGCAACATGGCTCTACAAAATGATGGGAAGCGCGAAGGTTGCGCGGGAAAACATGCCTCCGCAGGCGCGAGAGTTGACCGTCCTGAAAGACGGATACGATCCTTATGCAGCACCCAACCCAACCGATTACCGATGCCAGTTCGTTCCGGCTGGGACGCCGATGAACGTCAAATGGGTGGGTGGACTTCCCGTTGTGTCCGGGAAAACGGGCGATGGGCTGCCATTTGCGGGAGTGACGATTCCCACGATGGTTGACTACTAGCCAGCCGCGGCAACCGACTGATTCTGATTGCTGGCAGTCACATCCACCGCAAGGCAGATCATGTCGACATACCATTCGTTTCCGCGCGAATCGCCGCTGAACTCGGCCGTCATCACGCGATAAAATCCTGCGGCGGTTACGACAGTCGCGACAGCGGGTGCGTATTTCAATCCTTGCTGCTGAGAAGTCAGTTGATTGATGTCCGACTTGGCAATCTGGACGAGGCATCCAATGCGAATCAACGGATTGAGGAGAGCCCGCACTCTGACGCCATCCTGCGTTGCCTCTGGTACTCCGATAAGACCCGTTGTTGAGGATAGGACGACCGCCTCGCCAGGACGATAGCCGGTGATCGGCACAAGCACGAATTCACCGTTCTGGATTGACCAGCGAAAGCCGTATTTAGCCGCCCAATCGCGCGCATAGTCGCGACTCATACCAAACAACACTTTCCCACGTTGAAGGGCTGTCGCGGTGCTGGAAACAGAGCCCGCAATCAATCCACTTGTGTCGGTAGCAAACTTGATTGGCTGAGTGCCGTTTGAGGACGCCGCGCCCGTGATCGCGGTGATGGTTTGCTCTGGCGTCTGACCTGCGGCGATGGATTTGTTGATGACCGAGAAGTTGTACCACTCGTCTCCGTCAGCAGCCCAGATGTCCAAGAACGAGTCAACATTACGCTCACGGCCCGTTGCGGTCTGCTTGATCTCGCCTGAAAACAGTATCCCGAAATTGCCGTTTTCGTAACCGGCCTGCAGCGTGATCGTGCTGAATTCGGTGCTGCTGTTCGTGCCGATCTTTGCGACGGTTTGCGGTGACAGGTTATAGACGCGAACGTAAAGCGTGTTAGGTGTTTGTGCGTCCGAGTTCGTCGTGCGGAACGTAAAGCGGAAATCGGACAGGTCCAGGCCAACCGTTCCTGTCGAAACAATGAGATTCGCCTTGCGTCCGAACTGGGTATTGCTCATGCCGTGATCGCGTAAAGATGCGCAGTCGTGCCGAGGTTATCGAATGCGGGTACGGTGTCCGGAGAGTTGTCGGTCTGCGCGATCAACTGGAATCCAAACTCCAGATAGCCGAATTGCTCGAGAAGATCGGCCCCGGTTACCATCGGAATCCCGGAAAGAATCGGATTCCCGCTCGCGTCAGAGATGTCGATCATCCATGTTGCGTTCGGCACATTCCAACGGATCGTGAAGCCGTAGGTTGTGCCAGCGATAGGGATGTTGAACGTCTGCGGCTCGGAAGACAGCGGTATTTCAAATGCTGTCGTCATATTTGCTGGCCGGAAGAGTTGAACTGGGGTAGGGAGTTCGTGTTGATGTTCGGCGATGGAATTGGATACTTAACTCCATAGTTCACCGTCGCACCGTTCTGCTCCGGGTTCTTCATGTTTGACGAATCCGGCACAGTCACCGTCTGCGTTTGGGCCAACAACAATTGCCGGCATCCGATGCGAATAACCAGACTGTTCTCGGTTTTTGCGTCAGTCGTCGCAGCCAGCGACTTGATAAGCATGTTCTTGTAGACACGCTTACCGGTGTAGATCGAGAACAGAAGGCGATTGTTCTGCATATCAAGAAGTTGCTGATATGCAGCCTTGGATGGCGTACCTTCGCCCCTGCTGGCGACCATATCCACTATTCCGCCAATAGCGCGCGCCGTACCTATGATGGCCTGCAATGCCGGGCTAGAATTAGCTGCGGCACCGACGATCTGATTTCCAAGGCCAGAATTGTTGGGGCTATCTGACCATGCAGCCGTAACGATGAGTTCAGAAGGGCGTTTGAACGCATGATCGGAAATCACGGTCCCCTGTTCGACAGGGTGTTCCGTGATCTCCATCTCATCGGAATGAACTTCTTCAATCGTCGCATCAGGAACAAACAGCGATCCCGATCCGTCATCGAAGCCGCGCTTTGGTTTTTGGGTGAGTAATTGGATCAGGATTTGCCCTGCCGCAACCACATTCCCCAATACGTTCATCGAATAGCTCCAGCGAAGTTTCTAACCATATCGCCGTTGACTCGGCTCTGTTCGGCACCCACAGCTCGAGCGGTACCCTGCGGATCTGACGAACCATCGATATGGAACGTGTATTCCTGCTGGATGCTGACATTAGACGGAGCGCGAGCGCTGCCCCCAAGTCTGGCTTGGCCAAGCGCATTGACGTTGCCCACCGCACGGCCGTTCTCATGCTGAAAGATCGCCTGGGCTACGCCACCCAACTGATCGCCCGACAACTTTGCGTCAGCAGAGATACCTAACTTCTTCGCAACGGCATCGATATAGGCCCCGGTGTCGTTCTCGTTCGAGGGCGCCCACTTGGATATGATCTTGCGAACCGTATCGGTTCCCTTCGCAACATACCCCTCAAGCAACTTGATCGCAGCCTTGATGCCATCTTCCATCGACTGGAAAACAGCGAACCGCCCATCCGATCCACTAGCCCCCATCGACTTGGCAAACTTGCCGTAGACGATGTTTCCGGGGTTGTTGTTGCGAATGCCGCGTGGTGCGTTACCGGTCCGAGGTGCGTTGCTGGTCGGATTGATGATCTCCTCACCAGGATCAAGCTCCGGATTCGCGGAAGTCGTCCTTGGCGGCGTAAGACGAGCACCACCGCCATCCTTGACACTATCAATTTCCTGCTGGGTGTACCCGCCAGTCGAATCCAACCCGGACCGGTCTGTTCCGGTGATGATGTCGAGCAGAGAGCGGTATTTGCCGCCGCTTTTCTCTGTGATGAACTTGTCCACCTGATCGCGGATGGTGTCGCCCACCTTCCATCCAGCGAAACCGGCGCCAGCAGCAAGAAGCCCAGTCAACGCGCCAGCAAGCGCGCCAATCCCTGTTGCGATCGAAGCGAACTTGATTCCCGCCAGGATAAGAAATGCGTTGCCCCATCCGCCAACCGCTTGCGCAGCGCGATTGGCCAGGTCGATGAAGTGATCAATGGCGCCTAGCGTCTTATCCCAATCGATGCGACCCAGCCAGTTGGCCAGATTCTGAACCGCGTCTGCGATAGCCTGCGCTACCTGATCGGCATGTGACTCAGACCACTTTTCAAACTTTTCGATCAGTGGCGTCAGAACGGGCGCCAGCTTGGATTCGATGACAACCCATAGCAGGTTGAACGTATCCGTTACCTGCCGGATCGAGTTGTTGAAATCGACGCCGGATTTGGCGGCTTGGTCAGGGTCTATCCCGAATGCCGCCAGTTTCTTTTGATAATCCTGCTCTGCGGCAAGTCGCTTGTCCTGCCCCTGCTCGAGCATCAGCAGGGTATCAGGATCGATACCGAACAGTTGCGCGTACGCTGCAGCCACGTAGGGCTGCATCTGCTTTGCTTTCGCGATGAAACTATCGAACTTCTCTGCCGGGTTTTTTCCGGTGACGCCCAGCGAATCGAGTAGCCCGTTCGTTCCGGGATTCAGGCGCAGGGTGCGCGCAAAATTCTCCAGCGAACCCTGCGCCTGATCGGCAGTCAGCCCGATCTGCCCCGCGGCATAGCGCAGGGCCATGATGTTGCCGACCGTCGCACCTGTGCGTTGCGACGCGTAGTACAGGCTCTCCATTTGATTGGAGATGACCTTAACACCAGCAATGATGCCAGCCGCAGCTGCTGCGGTTGCTGCGCCGAGTGCCAGAACCTGCTTGGTGATCGACTCTAATGAGTTCTTGAACGTACGCTCCGACTGTACGTCGATCTTGTATCCGATACTTACAAGGAATGACCGAATTACCTGCTCATCCATTTCAGCATTCCCTGTTTAGCGGTTGCGCTCGGCAGCAACTCTCAATATTTCTTCGTTTGCCGCACGCACAGCGATTGCGTCATTCAAAAGCGCTATATCCTCGAGCGCCAATGTCCCATCGATCAGCGACTCGTACTTGATGAGCCGCTCCATGACCGGTTGCAACAGCCAGTCCTCGCCATCTGGCATGGATAGCAGCGAGGCATTTGCCGATTGATTGGCGCTTACGCCGCTGCCGCGCCTGGCAAAAAACCGCCCAGATTCTCCTGGATCACCTTGACGGCGAGTTGCACCATCTGGCCCATGTCGATGTCTTCGAACATCATTCCGCCACTGCGCGCTATCACGGGCGCACCTTGACCATTCGGCTGGATACGCTGACAAACGCCCAGACAGGCGTCCAGCACATAGTCGACGTCTTCGTCCGACATACCAGAAATGGCAGCGGTGAGTGGGCCAACCAGTGCATCGAACCCACCGCCCTTGGTTAGCCCGCTCATGCCAGCGAGCAACGGAGCCAGGCGGCGCGCTACATGGAACTGTTTGCGGGCATCGATGCGGCCAATCCGGTACTTCTGGCCACCGATTTCAACGATGTCGTTCATGGTTTAAACCGCCGCGAGTGCAGGATCCATCACGCCGATGTCGAATACCCATTCGATCGTGCCGGCTTCCATTGCGTAGGTGTTGTTCGGAAACTTGGAGAACGCGACTTGCTGACAGGAGTACTGCTCGCCGCGGACAATATCCGAGCCAGCCATCACGTTCTGCGCCCAGTTGGCCGACGAAGTGCGCTGGAAGTTGTACATCGCGGAGAGCTTGCCGTTCGTCGGAGACGTCTTCAGCAGGCGCACGGTCGCGCGGCCACCTTTGCCCGGATTCAGGCTGTGCATTGCGGTGCCGTCCGCGCCGATCACCATTGTGTTGGCGTTTTCGACGAATTCGAAGGTCACACCTTCTTTCGCGTCGCCCGCGCCGTCGCCGAGCGTAATCGAACCGCCCGGCCCCGTCAGCGTGAGCGCAAAGTCCTGAAAGCTGTAAGTGCTCATGTGTTATCTCTTATTGATTGACGGTTACGGCGAAGTCGATCGTGTGCACGGCGCCAGCCAGTTTCACTGCGATCTGGAACGGAACCGATTTACGTGCTGCGCGATCGGCCTGGCTCTGCGATGCAACCGGAGGCTGGAAGACGTAATAGCCCTTCGGCAGGAAGTCGCCCTGGTTCAGCGTGCCGAATCCAGCGCTATTCCAGACGCCAGGCGCGAAAAGGCCGTTATCGACGTACTGCTGGCACACGCCCTCAATATCGGTCGCCAGCACATGCATGCCTGCGTCCGTTTGCGGGACCTTGGTCGGGCTCGTAAAGAGGCGGTTGAACAGAGCC